TATCCGGTGCAAAGTGATATTCGATTTTAGATTTCAAATTTCATATAAATTATTCCCAACCATTTTCTATTTTCAAATATTTATCTATATTTGCAACCACAAATGGGGAATTAGCTCAGTTGGCTAGAGCGTTTGAATGGCATTCAAAAGGTCGTCGGTTCGATTCCGATATTCTCCACAAACACCACCCAAAGCATTGATTTTCAATGCTTTTAATTTTTAAGAGTGTTTTCGATTTTTTCGGGGCTCTTTTTAGGTTTTGGAACGACTTAAAAAAGCGGAAAAAAATGGAAACAAAAATTGCGACAAAGCCCAAATTAGTAGAGTCCCCCAAGGGATGGTACATCTATTTTAGCGTGCGAGATCACCGCACGGGGAAAATGCGTCCTAAAAAAATAGAACGAGGTTTTAAAGCGTGTAAAACAAAAAATGAAAAATACGCTTTAGCAGATAAATTAATCAAGGAATACACTCTAAAACTCACTCAAGGATGGGTTCCTTGGCATGATCCTGAATCAATTTATGAAGACGAAATTAATTACCAGTTCGAGAATCAAAAATACAGTTCAAAAAGGAAATCACGTAACACGATCCGACGGTTACTATCTAACTACTTATCTGAACGAAAATTATCTCTCAAGACAAAATCATATCAAACATATCAATCTAGATTTCGTATTTTCAATCAATTTTTAGAGCGTAAACAATATATTGATTTTGATATAAGCGCAATTAATAACAAAATTATCATCGAATTTTTCACCGAATTAATAAAAATCCGAGAACTGGATCGACGATCGGTGAACAACTACAAGATAATTCTTTCCGCATTCTTCAATCACTTGTTAAAACAAAAACTGATTTATAAAAGCCCCATATTTAATATACCCAAAGCACACAAAATAAAAGACAACGCCCCGCTTCCAATTTTGCCTGTTGATTTGCAAACTCTCCTTTCTGAAATAAAGAAAAGAGATTCTCAATTATATTTAGCCTGCTTAATGCAATATTACTGTGCTATACGTCCAGGTAATGAATTACGCACCTTACAAATCAAACATCTAAACTTATGGGCAGGGCTCATCATGATTTCCGGAGTTAACGGAAAAATGCGGGAACGTACAATCAACATTCCTGATCAATTTCTCAAAGTATTAATCTCAGATTACAAATTACAAAATTACAATAAAGAATACTTCATTTTCGGGAACGAACGCAAACCAGGGGAAAAGCCTGTTGGCAATAACAACCTACGTGTACGATTCAACGCTATAAGGGATGAACTTGGCTTAAATAAAGATTACAAATTCTATTCAATGAAACACACTGGGGCTGGCTTTCTTTTAGATGTTCCTGGTATAACCATAAAAGATTTGCAAGAACATCTCGGGCACACGAATATAAATAGTACCTATCAATACATAAAAAAATATCGAGGCTTTACATCCGAAAAAATAAAACACAACTTCCCGAATCCGTTCAATGAAAGCGAGAAATAACCTCGCTTTCATACAAGCCTCCTTTCAAAACTCAAAATCTATACATCACTCCAAAACAAGCTCCCTTGGACGAGTACTCCACCCTAAATCCAACATCATAATAGAAAAAACCTCCACCCATCGAGAGGGTATTGTTAGCGCCAAAAGAAGTCGAAATAAAAGGCTCAAACACTCTTTTCTTTACCATCGTGGTTTCTTTGCACGTTGGGGTAAAAGTGTAAGACAAACACTGTAGTTCGTTATATTGTACAAAGAGATCAACAGACAATTTACCGGATTCGTTGTCAAAAAGCATTTTTTTATATTTCCTCGTTTTATTCCAATCCTTAACCGTCTCTACAATACTTTTCTCTCGATCTATCACGGGGACATCCTTGTATATCGTGTCCGGAACATATACATACTTATACTTTAATTTCCCGGTTAAATAAACCGTATCCGGAACAAATCGAGTTATCGTGTCCCGGATTGTTTTCCCCTCCACGTAACGAACAATTTCGTTCACTTCCGTAGGCCAACGTCCAAGAAAGAAACCGATCACCAAACAGGCAACACTGCATATAATTAGATTTTTTTTCATTTCAACATTTCAATGAATTGAGTAAATTTGTAGCCTCATAAACCAAGTTATTTGGTTCAACAAACGCCGATCCTCGCACGGGAGAATCCTACCACGTACACACCTCCTAAATTTCTCCCGTGCTTTTTATTTAATACAGCCACAAAACTTCTTGATCGTGAGATTCAGAGTCGTCTGCATGAATAAAATTCTTATCAATCCCGATTCTTCGAAACCCAGCCTTCAACAAAGCGTTTACCACCAAGAACCGATTTCTCGATGCGTTACACCTTATATCGACCGCCTGACCAAAAGTATGTGCCCCGGTTCCGCTTCGTCCTTTATTTTTGTCCCACTCCGGGGAACGATAAGCAGAAGTTAAAACAAATGGTATCCCGGCTATCTCTCTAGCCGTATCCAGCTTACTTAGGGTTGTTTGTTTCATATCCTGCAAGCTGCAAGACGGGGAACAACGATTAAATTCTTCTTCTTTAAAATATTTACTTGTTATCATCTGTTACGTCTTTTAATTTGTTTAGTAATTGCTCGGCCGTTTTAGCATCCGCGCATTGAATTATTGCCCGAATTGCATCCGGTAACTTCGCCACCTGGCTCCTCTTCGCCCGCTCGTTCTCCCACACGCTACGCCCTTCGATCAACACGATGGCCGCCGTCACTAGCATCGAGGCGAAAGGCAAAGCGTACCAGTCTATGCAACTCCCGATCAAATCAAAGATCAACGACATGACTTGTATCCGCCAGTAATCTCCCAGTTTCGAAAAAGTTCTCCGCAAACCGCCGGAATAAATCTTCTCTCCCCGGGCTTTAGCGCTATCCGTTCCCGCCCACAAGTCTACGCAAACCGCGAGAACCATTATAACCCACATCGCTAAAATGATATACACTTGCGATTGAATAACGTTAAAATCACCTGTTACAAAAAATTCTATCATTACTCGCCTCCTTTTATTCCATTATTTTTCAACATTGCATTATTTGTTACTATTTTTGCGTATTGAAAACTCTAATTATGGAGGGAACAAGTACCGTGATGGAAAAAGTTCCCCCCTTTTTTTATCACCTTTCCTTGATCGTGTTGTAGAACTCCATGATCGGTTGCTCCAGCAACGTCAAGAAAACGGGTGACACCGGACCACCACTGATGGCTGTGAAAGAGCGATTCTCGCAGTCGTAAGACCCGCTAAAATTCAAATAATCGGAACGCCGTGAATTCTCGTCCACGAAATGCCCGTCGCAACTAAAAGTCACGATACCGGGGATGTTGTTCTCGTACTCCGCCGAAAAATTCACGTTGATCCCTTTCAAAATAACCGGGATCGTGGTTGTCGCTACCGTCTTGTAATTAATTTCCATTTCTATAATTTTTAAATTAAACGTTCGTGTTCTTTATCTTGCAATAAGAATCGATAAGCTGCAATGGAATCGTTCCCGCTTGATCCATCTCGTCAATTCTCTCTCTCAGTACCGTTAACTCGGATTCCTCGAATACCACATCTATGGTCTCTGTGATATTGTTTATAATCGTTTCTTCATTCAAAAGTTCATGACGATCTATCTCCTCCGGGGTGAAATCCACTTTTTTAGCGATTGAATTGAACAACATACCTTTTATGATGTTAGCCTGATCAGGAATGAGATTCTTAATGGCAAATCTGTCTACAAATGTCAGTTTCATACTCGTTAATTTTACATGTTCGATATTAATTCACTTCTTACAATCAAGGATTCCACGTCCCAAGCCAGTTAATAGGCAGCTGGCAGGCCGTCCACTTGTACGTGTCCGTCTTCATCACGAGAACAGTATCTTGTCCACTTGACTGGACAGCCACGTACGTGTTCCCGTTGCGGTAAAATCTTTCACTTCCCGTGCATAACACGTCAAACCCTTGCGAGGCCTCGCTTGTTATGAAAAAATGGCTTCCGATTTCCATACCCGCGTACAAGTTTACTTTCTTCCTGTTACCAGTACCGTAAAGGCATATCATATTGGGATGCTCGTTACCCAGCGTTATACCCGGGTTGGTTCCCGTCATGTAAGCCCTGGAAACTCCCGACACGATGTGCGCATTTGAGAACATTTTTAACATTCCCTGTGTCACCGCCATGGCGTAGGAATTAACATTATTGGGGGCTCCCGCTATCAACGCGACTTGTTTATTACTACCAAGACCACCATAACCTCCCCCGGACAACATGAAAGTCCCAAGCTTGGCATTCCCGGCGGTAGTCATGTCAGGATGACTACCCACGTACACTTGATGACCGCTATAACTGAAATTTAACTGGGAACCAGATAGAGCCAGGTTGCTACCCCTTAGCCACGATCCCTCGATAGCGAAAGGACCGAGCTTGTTCGTTATCCCTAATTTTAACAGTTCCGCACCTCCCACAACCCCTTTCAACCCCCAGTCACTAGCGCTATTATAGTACATGCTAATATAGTTACTAGCATCCTTGTAAGCTTTAAATGATTTCTCCGAATCCGTTGACGTTACCTTTACCCCCGGTCCCACACCAAAGTCTTTGCCGCCAATTATCTTGTTGTCGGCAAACGTGAAACCGATAACGGAAATCATATTGGCCGTGATAACGTTAGCTTTTAGGATGTTCGTTCTTAACTTGTCGATAAAAGCGTTATTGGCCGCCAGCGTGTTGACATCTATAACATCCGCATTAATAAGCCCCGCTTTTATTAGCGGACCTTTAGTTAAAGCGTTCGCCTTCAGTGCCTCGAAACTAGTGAACCCAAGCTGTACCGCAAAAGAATCTTTCGTGACGATTTCTATATCGGCATACCCGTCCGACGTTTGGTCAAAGACCGTTGCGTAATCCACGAACCACTCGCAAGGGGCGGCCTCGGTTGTCACCGGGCCAGAAAGGTAAAGGTGATTGACGGTGTTAAAAGTTCCGGTTGGACCACAAGTTTCCTTGAAAATATAAGTCTCGTATTTCCCCGTTCCCACCATGGGGGTTAGAAATTCCTGCTTGTAACCAGTTCCATGTGAATTATGAGCGTTTTTAAGCGTGTACCCGACGGGTATTTTGGCACTAACTTTAACGATGAACACGGCATTCGCTCTCGATTGATTCCCGAAGTAGAATCCTCCTAGATGACCTGTTGACGTGCCACCATGACACTTGATGTACAAGCACCAATCCGATTCCGAGTACGGGGAACCCGCTAGTTTTTCCTTTATTTGGGCCGCCTCGGTGGATGTCAACGATCCCGCTTGATTTTGACCTGTTGATTTTTTCGTGCGAGATATTACCACGGTTCCCCCGCCATTCTGCGCGCCATAAGTTCTAGTCCCGTTTAACCCTACTTTAAATTCCGGGTCTCGATACAACATTTTCCCGTTAATCGATTCCCCTGGTTGTCCCTGCGCCCCGGTATTCCCCATTTTTCCCACCGAGTAAATTGTAGAACTCGTACCATTAGTGTAACTAATTATCGTTCTCGTCCAAAGATAAGAACCCGCCGCAACCGTTGGAATACTACTGCTCCATGTACCCGTTGGTGCCGTGGTGCCTGATGTTGAGGCTTGATAAGTTATAGCGGTACTACTCACCCCGTTCCCGGCGTTACCGTTCATGCCGTTCGTACCCATTCTACCGACAGAATACATCGTGCTTGTCGTGTTGTCCGTGTAAGTTATGATTGTCCGGGTCCAAAGGTATTGCCCGGCTGCAACGGCGGGTACTCTACTACTCCACGTCCCGGTAGGGGTTGTAGTTCCAGAACTTGAGGCTTGATAAACAATTGCCGTGCTTTTCACGCCCTTACCAGCCGCACCCGTGTCCCCCTTGTCTCCGGTGGCACCATGAGTCCCGATGATCACGGGCGTGCTAGTGTATTTACTATTATCCGTGTACGTGACAATCTCGTAATTCCACAAGTACTTCTTTGTCGTTGTGGTGACTTGCATCCCGGTCGTCCATCCCGACGTGGATGTTGTCACGCCACTTGCACTAGCGGAAGCGAGGTAATACTCGGTGATCGATTTAATCCCCACTCCCGTGGCTCCGGTGGCTCCATGCACCCCGATCACTCGCTTGTTCGTTTCCGCCGTCGTGCCATCCGTGTAGGTTATGATCTCGTAATTCCAAAGGTATCTATTCGTCGTAGTCGTGGATGGTACCGTGTCTGACCACGACGTGGGGGCTGTTGTGTTGCTTGACGAAACGGCGTACTTGTTCGCCACCGATCTAACACCACGACCGATTATGCTTGTCCCAACCGGCTTCGGCCTACTCGTTTGCGGGCTTACCGATTGCGTGTACGATCCACTGGTCCACGTGTACCCGTCCGGTCTAGGAGTCCAAGTAACCGGGAAATCCGTTTTAACGTGATATTTACCACCACCACGCAAGTACAAAACAGGAGTACTAGAATACGTCATTTGCCCACAACTCACCGGGGATGACGAACAAAATTTGAACGTATCAACGTAAATTAAAGTCTGGGCATCTGTCGCTCCCCACCCGCTCGCCTGCATGTCTACATCAAAGTCCACGGAAAAACCACTGTTATGAGTACTCCAAGCCGGTTTAGTGCCGCTATTCAATGCCACCGAAACGCATATCCTGTTATATCCAATTCGTGACAACGGTGTGCCCGTGAAAGGTATCCACTTGTCCGCGTCATAAGAGGAAGCATCCAGCCACACGTCAGTTTTCCAGTAATTTTCCCCGGATTTCGCTTTCGTGACAATAAATGTTTTCTCGACGTAAACAGAAGCGGATTCAAGGTAAACACGGAAGGTACAAGATGCCGTGTCGGCGGTCATGGTGGTACACTTGACTCCATCCACGCCATTCCAAGCGAAAGTTCCTCCCGTTTCTTGTTTCGTGCCTATCGAGAATTTGCCCGCTCCTAAATCGCCCGTGGTTGATACCCCCGTTAATTTGGTCGTTCCCTTGTAAGCTGTCGCTTTCGTTGTCGCTTTCGCCAGTTCTCCCGGTAATGGATTCCCGTTGGCATCGCAAGCCACCGTGTGAGCCTCGTTGGTTAACAACACGGTACAAGCGTCTTTTCCCGCCGCCCCGGCGGCACCAGTAGCACCCATTTTCCCTATCGAGTAAGATGTACTCGTCGTGTTATCGGTGTAAGTGATAATCGTGCGAGTCCACAAGTATTGATTGGCCGACACGGAAGGGATAGTGGTTCCCCACGTCCCGGTGGGAACGGTGGTACCGCTCGTGGACGCTTGATAGGTGACGGCCGTGGATTTTATCCCCTTCCCGGCAGCTCCCGTGGCCCCGGTAGCTCCCATCTTACCGATGGAATAAGAAGTGCTTGTCGTGCCATCGGTGTAGGTGATGATCGTGCGAGTCCACAAGTATTGATTGGCCGACACGGAAGGGATAGTGTTTTCCCACGTCCCGGTGGGAACGGTGGTACCGTTCGTGGATGCTTGATAGGTAACGGCCGTGGATGATATTCCCTTCCCGTCCGTGCCGGGTTTTCCCGCGGCCCCGTCGGCCAACTTCGCCAGCGTGAACACGTCCGTGAAACTCTCGTCCCCGTTACAAACACACCGGAACGACCTCACGTTAGTACCGGAAGGGAATAACACCGGGTCTCCCGGCATGACATCCAACGTTTTTTTCGTGGCGTTTTCAATATTTACCCAACCCGTACCGTGTAAAAATTGCCACTGGTAGGATTCGGGGGCGATCTTCGAGGCCATCGCTGTCAATGTTATCGTTGCCGGGATCGGGTTTCCAGTGAAACCGGGACCGTATTTAAACACTTGCGAGGAAGCGGTTATGTCTATGGTTTTGACTATGGCGTCTTGAATTTTTTCCTCCAACCCCTCGATAATATCAGAGAACTCCCCGTTTTTCGTGAATACTCCCACCCGGTTACTCCCGTTCGGGTCTTTACCCATGCTAATAGCCCATTTTCCCGATAGCGTGTAACTATTCACCCCGGCGTACATCGTCATCCCGGCGTCTTCCATCATGGATGAAATAACAAGGATCCACGAGAGATTCGGGTCTGTACGGTGCCCGAACTGCGCCAGTTCATCCCCCACCTCCGGCACGTCAACACCATCACGGTCAGTCTTCGACAAGTCTATGTAATCCTCCCCGATACCCATTACAAGGTTCCAGTAATATTTTTCCTTGCCATCCCCGTACTTGTCACAACGCATCTGCGCCCCGATCGTGCAAGTGTTCTTTTGTCCCTCGGAAGTTTCCATGTAACAACGCCAGTAATCGTCATATTCCTCCACCTTGTTGACCTTCATCCCTGATGGAGAATGCACGTCCCGACCTCCACGCCAGAATACCCGCGCCACGGCAAGTGCCATCACTTCCATGTAATTCCGTACCGTCAATTTCCCAGTAGTGAAATCTTCCGTCCCAACCATACCTGTACCAGAACCGACAACCCCGGGAATGAAATCCGCCGTTTTGAAACCTTCCCGAAGGATTAGTTTACGGAATTCCGCATCACCCATGGCGTCTATTATCCATCCTTTTACCTTGGTTTCGAATTCTGTGGATCGAAGACTCTTAAATTTCACATCATCGAAAGTACGAAGTGCCTGATTAAACCAATCTTCCCAAGCGTGTTTATCAAATAATTTTGAATCATCCGCAAACTTCGCCCTAATATATTTATCCAAAAATTTCAGATACAACCCATCCCTCACTAACTCCGTTTTTTTCCAGTACGATGACAGATCAATCTTATCAATCGCCCCCTCTGAAACCGCTTGAGTAATTGCAGCAATCGAAATTCGCCGCCAAGCATTTTCAAACGCATACTGAACCGGAAGCATCAAATCATCCGCAACTACCGCGATCGGGAATTCAGCCAATCGCGGAGCGAGAAAAGGGATCGAGTCCACCTCCGGGAACTCTAATAAATGAGGTAAATCATCCCTATTACGAGTAACAACATCATATTTTGTCTGTTTTGAATAAAAAAATTCAAACGTGAAATCGTTCAACGAGTTTTTTGTAAAACCATTCTCCGACTCACGTAAATATATCCGTCTCAAAGCCCCAGCAACATGATAACGTTGTTTTGACACGAAAAAGCTTCGTAACCATCTAGCATAATCAATCGAAGGTATGAACCCCGTATTTTGCTCGCAAGAAAAATTCAAATCAATATCACTATCGGTCGATTCCTCCAATACCGTTGTTACCGTTCCTTCTGTCTGAATCTTTTCCGTAAATCTTCCGGTAAAAACAACAGAATCAATTCCTCCCAACGTGTTTTCAAACAAGTACACGTTCGTCTCTGTATTCGACTGACTCAATATATAACGCTGCACGTATGTTAACCGCTGCCCAGCCTCATTTTCAACCCAAACATCATAACATCCCACAACTCGGTCGAATTTACCCGATATTTTCAAGTAAGAAACATCTACCGTGTACAGATTCCCCGCCTCCAAAGCTAACAACGTTTCATTTGCTGATCCATCTGCGAGATAAACTGTCATTTTTATTAAACACGCTACCATCGCGTAATATGACAAGTATTCCGGCTGATGCATCACGATTCTTTTCTCCTGAGGTTGTAATGTCAACCATTGCGTTTTTAAAAACACGGCGGAACTCTCCGCCACGTTTGATATTCCCCCTTTCACCACGGTAAACTCTATCACGGAATCCTCGATCTCGGCCTTGAATTTTTTTACCGCTAAAGATTGAATAATATAATCTGAATCAGCCCGTGGAATCGATATTGATAAAAAACAATCCACAATATCTTTCATCGATACCCGCACCTCACCCCCTTCCGCCACGTAAACTTCATCCACGATTACCATTCCATCCACGCTCAATTTAAACACGAGAGACTTCGCAACATCTTCTATCACGAAATCATTCATGTTTCCGGCAAAACTTAAAATATCAGGTTGTTGAATTATTTTCATCGCTTTAATTTTACCTCTAAGCTACTTAATAGTCTTATTTTATAAAGGACAATTTAAAGAGGATAGCACCGTACTAGATGCGAAACAATCGAATTTCTATCCAACACTATTTCCTGCTCGTAACACATGTATCTTCTATTCCGGATAACCAGTACACACGAAAAAAAATCCTGCAAATTATCTAAATTTCTAATATCAGGACAAACGTAAAATTCGTGATGTTGTTCCGCCCCGATTAATAACAACGCTCGTTCCTTCACGTACTCGCTTAGACCATCATCAACCCCATTCCACAATAACGAGAATGTTCCATTCTCATCGGACTCGGCGATAGGGCTTGCCACGGGATAATAAAACTCGTAAGACCTTCCCGATCCATCCACCGGTACCGACTTGATCATACCCCGGTAAATAGAAAATCGCAATTCTTTCGAAACCTGCTCCACGCATTCATACCCATCCCCAAACTCCTCTTGAAATGCCGCAAAACGATATTCATACTTGTAATCAGGTTTAACATTCGGCCTCACGAATGTCTTCACGTCCGATGCAACCCCCACGATCGTTGAAATACATTCCACCGTTTCCGCATCTTCTTCCTCTCCAAAAACATAACTTAGGAAATATTCGAGCGACTTCACCAATTCGTCATTACTACTAGCATCCTTGTAAATAATTCCCGTTACCCGATCTTCATCTGAAAGAAAATGTTTAGCCACCCCATCAAGTACCTTCACCTCTTTTTCCAACGAAAGATTTAATCGACGAATATCTACATTCTTCGTGGTTTCATCCACGATAAAATTATACCCGAATTTATTCTCAATCTCACGTAAGAAATCATAAACAGAAATACGTGGTAAATGTTCCCCGTATCGATATTTATCCGCATCCTCCGATCCCCGGTTCACGTCTATCGGGTTCCGCCGACAGATAATCAACAAATCTTTCAAATTTTCATCACTGGAAAATTCATCCACTCCTATCGTGTATCCCATACTCTCCAAAACCCTTTTTACAACCACGGTCACCCGCAAAAAAGGAGTAAAATAGATCGGTTTTACCTGGTAATGTAAACTAAAGTATTCCTTGCTCGGCTCCAAGTAATTATAAAAATCCACTTCCGTATCCAACGAATTCTTTATATATGAATCTCGAACAGGGCACACCACGTAATCCATCCGTTCTTTCAAACTCTTGTAAAATTGTTCCAATGTATTCGTTCTATTACCCGGACTGTACGTAAATTGCCCCCAACATGACTCATCCAGCATCCAATCCCTCGCTTTCCCCCAAAAAGAGTTTTTCTCTGTTGAAATGTAAAATTCCACGTTGCCCTCCCCGACATCTGTCAACACGCATTGCCCGTTCAATAACTGATACGGACCAAAACTCACTCCTGCCTGTAACTTTTCCGTCATATCCGTGTGAGTACGATCCACGAATCCGAAAACCTGTCTATTCGATGCCAAATTAACTTCCATCGGGTATGTCGCATCTTCACGATCTCCATCCAGTAAGTTATTTTTCAAATTAATCGCCAGTTCAAAACCTTCCGGCAACCGTACCGCCTTTGAATTAATTTTTACTTGCAAGCTCATCCTCTTCCAGTTTTAGTGCCTCGTTCATAATCCTGTGCCTTCTTTATCTTCTTAACCAAACCATTATTCCCGTACATCGGGATCGAGAACTCCATGTTCATCAACCGATTCATCATCTCGATATTCTTCTCCAATAATCGGTTCATCGCCGGATCACTGCCTCCCACATCAAAAGTTCCCGATGAAATCGTAGAACTATCTGTCGGGTACCGTCCCCCGGCAAACTGGGGAACTCGTCCCCGTGATATATCAATAATGCTCCTGTACACCCGTGGATAATTCAATATCAATTTCCGAGTCGTGTTACCATCTACCACCATTTCCGGCTCCTTCTCCGAGAACAATCCTAACGTCGGTTGATCATATACCCCAGTTTGGATTCGATTCCCCACATAATTAGCTTCATATCTTCGTCCATCATCCTCCCCGATCACTGGATACTTTCCTGTCGCATACTGCGCCGCCTTAATCGTTGCAATCTGCACGACACCCATAGCGGCGGCCAAAGCTGCCAAGATCGGACCAATGATCGGCCCCAACTCCCAAGCTTTCGCCACGGCCACGGCAGTACTTACCGTTGTCGAGAATATTGCCTGCGTTCTCTCCCGTTCACGTTGCTCTTTCTCCAACTTCTCTTTTTTCGCATCCAAATCCGCATCCAACTGCGATACTCGTGCGTTATATTGTTCCTGTGAAATCTGTCCGGAATCCAGTTGTTTATCCAACTCGGCTTTCTCTTTTTTCGTTTTTTGCTCGTATTGTTTAAGCTCCTTTTGCGTCTGCGCTGCTCGTAATTTCGTGTAGGCAGACCAGGCATTTCCCAACGCTCCCACGGCAAATTCGATTTCCTCGATTCCCGCTTTTCCCTGTCTTAAATTATTGAAAAACTCTTCCCACTTCGAAGCGTTCATACCTAGAACATCAAAATCCGTCTGTTTCTTCTTATCCAGTTCCTCCCGTGATATTTTCAATTTCGAGAGAGATAAGCCAACCTCGGCCAATCGTTTCTTCAACTCATTTTTCTGTTGCTCGGTCAACACCATTTCTCCCGAACCACCTTCTTTGCTCTCGACCTCTCCAAATATCTCCCCGAGTAAAGCAATCATCTCCCCCGCATGAGTTTCCGACAATGCTAATTCTTGACGTTGATGCTCCTTTAAAAGTTCCTGACGTTGAAACAATGACCCGGAAAAAACTTCCAATTCCGCACTTTGTGCCATTTGCAATTCCATGACTTCCATGCTCTGTCCCAGTTGAAGATTCTTGATCCGCTCATCAATTTCCTTCATGTAATCCTCCGTCTGTTTTTTCCTGGCATCCTTCAAAATTTTATCCTTGTTAGCCTCATGCTCTCGTTCCAAGATTTCCAACGCCTGCAATTGTTTTTCTGTCAAAGCTTCCCGTTTTTTCCCGAACAACCCAGCCTGCTCCAATCTCTTCCGGTAAGCGTTTTCCTCTTTCAAAACCGGATCACTTTTAGCCTCGATAATCGCATCCACACGTTCCTCTTTCTTCCTCGCTTTCTCGGAAATCTCCAATTTTTTATCGGCTATTTTCTGTCTTAACTCAACCCGCTTCTCCTCGTTCATATCCTCGTTCTTCAAACGATACTCCAAGTGTGCCAGTTCCAGCGCATCGAGTTTATTTTCATATTCTTCTTGCGTGATCAACCTTTGAGCGTATCGCTCTTTCAACGCCGCAATTTCTTCCCCAGGATCTCGGGATACCACGCTCTTCCCCGGAACCCAATCCACGATCTCCAAATCATCATCAACCTCCCAATCACCCGCATCACTCTCCCCCTTACCAACACTACCGAGCAATTCGTTCACCGAATCAATTTCCCTTTGTAAAGTTGTTTTTCCGGTACGAATAACATTTATCGCTTCTTGAACCGGATTTGTCTTGTATATATGTGATGTAAACTTATCCATGAACAACACGTGTTCCGTCGTGAACGTTTCATCTATCAATTGTTGCAAATCTTCCGGGATCGTTCCCCCTTCCTGCATCGCAGCCTTAACCTGTTCAAAATATCTCGCAGCCTCTCGTGGATCAAAAGCCTTTTGCAATGCATCCCGGATTCTTTCCAGGTTCTCCACTTCCACCTCCACGTAAGCCTCGGTTGCTTTCGTGGTTGCGGTATCAATTGCCCGATCCCTAGCCGCCTGTTTAGCGGCTGTTGATATCGCCTCGTAAGCCCCTTTCACGTCATCCAACGCTTGAATCTCCGCACTCAATCCATTCAAATACTGCCCGTACTTGCTTAATATCTCATCTTTCGCTTTTTGGTACTCGCTCGTTCCTTTCGTCAACCCCTCCAATTTACCAAACATCCGGTCTATTGACATCTGTTCTAACGTAGTTTCCCGGGCAAACTCTCGCTGTGCATCCCGTACCCGTTCCAGCGAACGGCGTACTCCCGCACTCGATTCTTCCGCCACCTGGTATAATTTATAAAAAGCCGTTCCCAACGCCGTTATCGTCAAGGTCATAATCCCAACAGGATTCGTCACCAATGATACCATGAAAGATTTCATCGCTAACGTCGCTTGTTTTATTCCACCGGAGAAAACTAACCAAGCTACTTGCCGTCTTTTTAAATTATCAATCTCCTGCACTCCCAAACTGATCGCCTTTAAAACCAACGTTTCTTCAATCTTCCTCCAGGCAACAACACCCTTTTGTACCGTCCAATAGGTACCGAGAACCCCCGTCAACCATAATATTTTCCCTCCATGTTTCGTGATCAAATCAATCAACACTTCTAAGGTTCTCACAGTCAATTTCATCAAGCTCATACCGTGAGTCATCAAGGGATACAACTTTTCTCCCAGTTGCTTGATCCTTTCGTCCAAATCCTTTTTAGCTTTCGCCCTTTGTGCCGCCAGGTTACTATTTTTAACCTCGAACTCGTTTGTCAAAGAAATACCCTCGTCAAAAGCCTCGTTCGCCAATCTTTGTTGCGCACGCAAAACCTCTGTATTATTAGCCAAGACCCCCAACACGCCAACAGCCCGTTTCCCTTCCATCCCCATATCTCCCATACTGGCGATCATCTTTTCAATCTCTCCCTCGTTACCTCTTAATCCCTCCATGACACGCAAAAAGGCCTCGTTTGCGTCTTTATGTAACAACCCGGAAAACTCCTTTATTTCCATTCCCGTACGTTCCTGTTTTCTTAAACATTTGCGTCATCACCTGCGAATAAACGGTACTGGACACCTCCGAGGTCTGACCGAATTTATCTAATGTCGCCGCCAACCCCATCACGGCCGGAACCTGCACTTTCGTGATAGGAGCAATTCCCGCCACCCGTTTCGTGAATTCAACAATATACCCCTCGTTCGCCGTGCTCGCCATCCCCAGCTCATTAATCACGGAACCCACTTTCAACATTCCTGCCTCGATCCCGAACTGATCCTTCACCTTGAAAATATCCACGATCTTCCCCACCTGCCGGATCGCCTCCTCCGTGTCACCCCCCAAATCCTCCTTCAACGCCACGTTAATCTTGTCCGCCGCCCGAACGAATCCCAACAGGTTATCCCTCCCCTCTATACCCAACTTCCCCCCGATCCGGGCCAAACCCATCAACTCCTCCTGTGCCGAACGAGTGTCATATTTTTTCAACTCCTCGCCCAGCTCGATCACCTCCTCTTTCGCCAGATTCGTCGTCTTCTGCACATCTGCAATAACATCCGTGAATTCAACATACTTGTTTATCGCCGATTTTATACCGAACACGATTCCGGTAAACGAAGCCATTCCAGACACCACCAGATTCCAATATTTATTTACACCATCAGCGACACGACACAAAAAACCGTGAGTCGCTTGGGCTTGGGCACTCAGTTCAGTATGTCTTTTCCGCAGAGCAACCAAAGTTCGTTGATATTCTTTCCACTTGGGATCATTCGGGTCTGTCCTCCGGAACAAAGCTCCCGTCCTCGTGATCTCCCGGTTCAATTCCTCGATCGAAAGAGTTGTTATATCTAAATTCTTCCGTAACTTCTCCACCTTTCCCCCGTTGGCCTCCAGCTCTGCCTTAGCCTCCGGGGTGACCCGCGCCTGATCGATGAACAGCACGGCGCGATCCGGGGTAACATAGCAGTAGGCCATGGCGTAGGGGGTGCACTCGATGTCCATGGCGCGCAGGTTCAGCAGCCAGGCAAGGTTGTCCAGCTTGCCCACCAGCTGGGCGGTGCAGCCCTGCTCCTTCAGCTTGCCGCGCAGCTGCTCCAGCTT